TTATAATACAGATAAGCTATACAATAGACCACACTATGATTACGGTAGATTGATTGAAAATTGGAATAATCCTTCTACTGATCATTATCAACATAAATATCTTGTCGTTTTGTACTATGTAAATGACTCAGATGGATTTACCTATGTCTTTGACAATCACGAAAAACCCTTTCGTATAAAGGAAAAAGTACAGTCTAAACAGGGTAGATTTTTAATCATGGATGGATCTTACTTACATGCAGGTTCGCATCCTAAAACTGATTATCGTATTGTAATAAATTTTTTGTTTAGGCTTGAAAATGATATTTAACCGTATAAAAGAACTTAAAAATAGTGATTTAAAAATTGGTATAACATGTAGTCAATTTGATTTGCTTCATGCAGGACACATTGCTATGTTATCCGAAGCAAAGCAACATTGTGATTATCTTATTGCTGCACTACAGAATGATGCTAGTTTAGATAGACCCACCAAAAATCGACCTGTTCAATCCATTGTAGAGCGTCAAATACAACTTAGTGCAACACGTTTTGTTGACGAGATTGTTATTTACAATACTGAAAAAGATCTTGAAGATTTGTTTCTTGTACTGCCTATTGACATGCGTATTCTTGGTATAGAATATAAGGATAAAGATTTTACAGGTAAACAAATTTGCCTTGACCGTGGGATAGAATTAATTTACAATGGGCGTGACCATAGCTTTAGCTCAAGTTCATTACGCAAGCGTGTTATGGAAGCTGAAATGCAACGAGTCAATCAAACAGAAAAGTGGTAAAAATACCACATTGTTTTTTTAATCATATCCTGATATAATTAGGATATCTTATGGAGGTAGTTATGAAATATCTTGTTGATCGCCCTGATTTTAAACTGTATATGAATGTTGATGCATGTGTATCACCTACTGACATGCGTAATGTTACGTTTACACGAGAACTGTGGGATGTAGAGAAAAATAAGTGTATAATGACTAGTACTTTTGAACTGTTTATGCCACGTAAACAACTTAATGAACTTGCCGCACAACTTATTGAAAGTGCTTAATCATGCGTAGACTAGGATTTGCCTGTAAGTGGATTGATAATGCTGATCAGGTCAATGGTATAAAACCCACTGATGATTGCAAGAAATACAATACAGGTACTACAACCCGTACTTGGTTAAATAAACAAGTACGCAGTGTTGCTGAAGATAAACTTTGGACCTTAATGAAGGGTAATATTGAAGCAACACGGTTACTAGTCAAACGTGTAGGAGAATTAGATGAAGATCTTAGGATGGTGCGCCTTAGTAGTGATCTCCTTCCTGTATACACTGAACCATCATGGAGTTATTTCTACCAACAACCTGATGTTGTTCGATATCTTGAACGCCATTTTGCAGTTATCGGTGATAGTGCTAGAGAAAACGGTGTACGTTTGTCTTTTCATCCTGGTCAGTTTTGTGTTCTCGCTAGTGATAATGAGAACATTGTTGAGAATTCATTAAAGGAGTTTGAATATCATGCGGATATGGCCCGTTACATGGGGTTTGGAAAAAGCTTTCAGGACTTTAAGATCAACGTCCACCTTGCGGGTAAACAAGGTGCCGAAGGCTTCAGACGTGCGTATGCAAGACTCTCACCCGAATCCCGCAGTTGTATTACAATTGAAAACGAAGAAATAACTTATGGACTCGATGATTGCCTTCAACTTAGTGATGTTGTTCCTATTGTCCTTGATATTCATCACCATTGGTGTAAAACAGGAGAATATATCTCCTTGGATGATGAACGCATCGATAGGGTTATACATAGTTGGAGGGGTGTGCGCCCTGTCATCCATTATTCTGTCAGTCGTGAGGATGTATTGGTAAACCATGACAAGCACACTATGCCTAATTTCCAACTACTTACTGAAAGTGGTCACAAAAAACAAGACCTACGTGCACACAGTGATTTCTTTTGGAATAATGCAGTCAATCGTTGGGCATTGTCACATTGGGTATGGGGTGATATGATGTGCGAAAGCAAAGCAAAAAACCTTGCTAGCTTTAAGTTGTATGAAGAACATAAAAAGAATAGTATGATTCTTGTAGAGGATTGTTATGTTTGAAAAATTAAAAGCATTGTGGAATAAGCCAATGCCTATTCCACCTGATCCAACTGAACCACCAAAAGCTGAAGTTAAAAAAGAACGTAAGAAAAAAGAAGAACAACTTAGTCCTAAGGAAGTTGCAACCAACAATAATGAACCTTATGTAGCTATTACTAAAGTAGAAGTTGACCCTAGTAATATAAACTCAGGAAGTTTTGAACTTGACTTTAACGATAAGTTCGTGATAAACTTGATCAAAGCAGGATACAAATTGCGTGAAACTGATACAGATGTGGACATTGTAGATCGTTGGTTTCAAACTGTTTGTCGCAATATTGCACTAGAAGTATACGAGCAGCAAGATGCTGATCCTAAAAACCGTGAAGCGGATTTACGTGTAGTCAGATCAAGGGACATTGGAAATGGAAGATCCGAAATCAGTTAAGTATATCATTATTGATACGGCTAATTTATTTTTTAAATCAAAGTATATCGCAAGTCGTAGTGATTCAGATAGTGAACGTGTAGGTATGGCATTGCACCTTACCTTACAAAGTGCACATAATATGGTTCGTAAATTTGGTGCAGATTCACCCGTACATGTGGTATTTGCCCTTGAAGGACGTAGTTGGCGTAAACAGTTTTATGAACCATACAAACGTAATCGTGTAGTTAAAGAAGCTGCAAAAACACAAAGCGAAGTAGAATTAGATGATTTGTTTAATAACACTTATAATGAATTCATAAAATTCTTAAGTGAAAAAACCAATGTATCTGTTATACGTTGCAATATTGCTGAAGCAGATGATGTAATCGCACGTTTTATCCATCTACACCCAAATAACGAACACATTATCATTAGTAGTGACACTGACTTTGATCAACTAATTTCACCTAATGTACAACGATATAATAGTTTAGCTAATCAACTCATTACGATTGATGGATACTTTGATGAATACGGTAAAAAAGTAATTGATAACAAAACCAAAGAGCATAAAACATTAGGTGATCCACAATTTATACTATTCGAAAAGTGTATGCGTGGTGATAGTACAGATAACATTTTCTCCGCATACCCAGGTGTTCGCAAAAAATCAACCAAAAAAACAATTGGACTAATTGAAGCATATGCTGATCGTGAGAAAAAAGGATTTAATTGGAACAATGTTATGCAACAACATTGGACTGATCATAATGGTGTTGAGCATAAGGTTAAAGATGACTACGAACGTAATCGTGTATTGATAGATTTGTCTATGCAACCACAAGACATTAAAGTAGCACTTGATACGGTTATAACAGAAGTTGCAAATAAAAAACCTGTTGGACAAGTTGGTATAGAATTTATGAGATTTTGTGGGAAGTATCAATTAATTAAAATATCAGAATCTGCTGATTATTATGTAGATTGGTTACGACAGCCATATAAGGGTCAATTGATCAATGAATGACTTTATCATGGTACAGAATCAAGTTTTATCACATGATTTCTGTGCTCATGTCATTGATTATTTTGAATTTATGTTAGAGTCAGGCTTTGGGCATACAAGAAAAGCAGAACATCCAAGATACCAAAAAGATGATATCACTATATTCCCTACAGAAATAGCTGAATTAGATTTAAATATCTCTAAGACAATTCTTATAACGTTAAAAAATAATGTGTGGGAGTTAGGCTACAAAACGTATGTCGATAAGTTTGATATTATAAGTGCTCTTGATACACATTTTATGCATCAAGTTAGAATACAAAAGACGATGATAGGTGGTGGTTATCATATGTGGCATTGTGAAACAAGTGATAGAGAAAGTTCTAGCAGACTATTAACTTATACATTGTTTCTAAATACTGTGGATGAAGGTGGAGAAACTGAATTTTTGTATATCCCAAAAAGAATAAAAGCAGAACAAGGTAAGTTATTACTATTTCCTGCAGGATTCACTCACACACATCGTGGTAACCCACCGATAAGTAATGATAAGTATATAGTAACAGGATGGATAGGATTTTAATATGGAAAATAATGATAAACCAATTTTAGGATATTACAGTGATGGTAATCCTATTTACCCCGCTGAAAAAGGACAAATTGTTACACAAGCATTTATTTTGTGCAGAATGTGTAATGCGTCAATTAGCCCAAATCGTGGACCTTCCCTTGGAGCAATTTGCCTTACATGCTTTGATGAAATAAAAGATCTGTAGTTGTTTTAAACCAACAACACAAAAAACGCTTGACACCAATCTTGTTTTTTCATATACTACATGTATGGTGATTAACAAGGAGATGGAAATGAACTTGAACGTAGCTGACACAATTACTTGGGTTTCTGCAGCAGGTAACCTTCTCGGTACTATCAAAAAAATCTTTCTTGCCCCTGCAGGTGATGGTGTCATGACCCCTTGGATCATTATTGAAATTATGGGGAAGTCCAACACAATTAGAATGTGTGCGTCTGATTCTTACCTTAAAATGATGAAGGTAGAAAAAGTTGATACAACTCCTGTAGAAATGAAAACTGTCAAGAATTATATAACAGGTGAAAAAGTTGTGATTCCTGCCGATACACCACGTTGTTGCGATCCTTCAAGTGAACTTTATTGGAGCATGTAAAATGGAAAAAGTTGGAACTTATCTAGCAATTTTCTTCTTATTTTTCTTACTACTTTATTTGGTAGTACAGGGGTAAAAAATGTACTCAGGTGGAACAATGTTTGGACAGCATGTACGAACAGTAGATATGCTACAGGATATGATTGATCAAAAAAAACCGTTGACAGATATCCTGTGGTTTTTGTATGATTGTCAAACTACATATGATGATTTAAAACAACTTGCCCAAATTGCTAAAGATGTTAAGTAATATTCTTAAGAATGAATCGCTTATGCCTGATGTTATAGTTGGTATTGGTATGATCTTAATTTTTGTTGCTACTGTAATTATGTTCTTGACAGGAATAATTCAATGAATGAACAAATTAAGTTATTAGCTGAACAGGCTACAAGAAAGTATGACAGGTTAGGCTTTGAGATTCCATTTGCACAACCCGATCTAGAGCAATTTGCTAATTTAATTCTTTTTGAATGTGTTAAACTTGCAGTGTTTAATGGTGATAGTGCCACTGCACGAGCCATTAAAGAACATTTTGGAATGGAATAATGACATACCGTCAATATTATTTACGTCAAATGAAGCATGTTACTAAAGCTTTTTTTATCTACTTTAAAGGGTTTGTCCTTAATAGGAAAGTATAATGAACAAGAGAATTAAAGAACTTGTTGAACAGGCACAAGATTGGGCAGATGCTCATGCACCTTATGCCAGTGAAGAACACGAATACTTTGTTGAAAAGTTAGCCGAGTTGATTGTTCGGGAATGTTGCCAATATCTTGAAAATGAAGCAGAGAGATTATATAATCTTTCTGGGACAGAAAATGACCCTGCCTTTCAATCAAACTTTGAAATTTGTGCTGAGAAGTGTTATGATAATGTTGAAGGATTGAAAGAACATTTCGGAGTTGAAGAATGAACGAGATTGGGTTGGCACTGCTGGCCTGTTATGTGATAGGTTTTGTCACTGGTTTTGTTTGGGGCTGGCAAAAAGAATTAGGATTAGAAGAATGAACGAACGAATTCAAGAACTTGCTAAACAGGCTGGCATTCCTGCTATTGATGGTGAGTGGGATTATAATAATCGAACACTGTTGGTAAAAGATAATAATGAATGGCGACCGGCTGTACCGTCAGAAATTATCTCTACTATGATTCAATCTGAACGGGGGTTGGAAAAGTTCGCCCAGTTGATTGTTCGGGAATGTGCCTTTGTTGCTGATGAGAATTACATTCATCGAGGAAGTAGGACTTGTGGGTTAGCGATTAGACTACATTTCGGAGTTGAAGAATGAATAGTCGCCTTGAGGATCTTATGTATCGTGCAGGACTGACCGCCCAAGGTTGTTGGGATAGTATGGACGACTACGATCAAAAGGCTATAGAAAAGTTTGCTGACCTTATCATACAAGAATGCTTACTATCATTAGAACCCAACCTTTATGAAAGCGATATTGAATATAAAGTGGATCAAGCATTATATAAAAGATGTGAACGTATTATATTAAAACACTTTGGGATTGAAAAATGAGGTACCTTCTTATATTTTTGACAATACTTACTTTAATTTCTTGTAGTGCAAAACAACCTGAGTCAACTACTGCAGCAGGTGTAGACTTTAAAGTGGACAAATTGTTTACTCATGATGGATGCACTGTATATAGATTTGTTGACGGTGGAAATTATCGTTATTTTACTAATTGCCAAGGATCAACTAATTGGACAGAAAATTGTGGTAAAAATTGTAGTAGAAACATGAGCGTAAATTGATGAACAGTAAAATTATTGAAATTGCTAGACAAGCTAACGTTTTACGTACAGAATATGCTAACCCAAAATATGGTGTACATAGTGAACCTGCATTAGCAGATTTAATGAATTTAACTGAATTAGTGCTTGCAGAAT